CTGGATACGAAATCCCACGTCTGGATGACGTCGAGCATATAATCTAAAACTGTGTACTTGTGTGGGGTATGTTGGATGCACTGGTACAAAGAATAACCCAGTTCCTGTGGTGTAAAAGTCGCCGGCGTTAGATTCATATTGTGCATGCCACCCTTGATCTAGAACTCGTTCCCAGCCTGTACTGGGTGTATTTCTATAGACAGCACAGCCCCAGCCACCGTTTGATGGGCCTTGATCGTCACCGTCTGTATAATATTCTAATCTATACCAGTTATTTGATTTTTGTGGCACACCCATGTTGATTTCAGACCCTGTTACAAGGTCCCAACCTCCCGATTGTATCCCTTGATCAACCTGTGTCAACCCAGTCATTCGGTGTTTAACAATAGTTCTTGGTCTAGTTTGTGCTTGTCCTGAGGTATAAGTTACCCCTGTTCCTGTCATTGTTGTTGGCATATTAGTACCTCGAAAGAGTTCCTGTGGTGGTGATTATAGCACTGTCTACTTCCCATACTTCAAACGCATTATTATTCCATCCATTGCGTCTTAGGTCATTACCAATGCTTGAGTTAATCCTGATAGCACCGCTGTCGTGTTTGTGCCAACCGATTCTAAATTGATGCTGTTCAGTTGGATATGTTTGATGCACAGGAGCCCAAAAAATCACATGATTGGTTCTATACCAATCGCCGTAGTTGTTGTCATAACTCGAATGCTCGCCTTGACGCAGTATATCGGTCCATCCTGAACTAGGAGTCCATCGCTGGCATTTAAAGCCGTTCCCAGAAATACTACCATCGTTGTCATCGCTACATGTTTGGAAGTAAACTCTATACCAGTTAGTAGACTTAGTAGGTACTCCCATATCGCAGGTAGTGCCGTCAACCGTTCCGTTGGTTCCGCTACCGCCACTGGTAGCTTGATTAACAGTAGTAGCACTGCCAAACACTATTTTGATAATACCGTTGACATCGGTCTGTGTTACTGAAGTAACAGCTTCTGAATACTGATTAAACGTTACTTCGTCGTATTGAACCCCTGTTCCGGTTAATCTTGTTGCCATATTATGCTAATCTCCCTTTTAGTTCTTCAATTTTATCATTTAATGTTTTAATCGACTCGATTAACAGTCCGACAGTATTACCGTAAGCCACTGACTTGAATCCATCTTCGCCAGTTACTACTAGTTCCGGAACAATTTCTTCAACTTCTTGTGCAATTACTCCAAGTTCTTTAGACAAAGAACCAATACGATTAAACATCACGCCTCTAAGAGCTAATGTTTTATTTAATGCGTCGTCGATCGTTATAATATTTTCTTTTAGTCTTGCATCTGATGATGCTGTAACAATTGTAGATGTTAACGTTCCAGTGTTGGCATTAAAGGTAAACGCTGTGGCAACTTGATGTGCTTGATTAGTTGTGGTAGTATTACTGCTGACAAATGTTGGGTAAAATGTTGAGTTTGATGTAGTTAATGTGGTTGCTGTGGCAGATGCTGACCCGCTAAAAATTGTGGCTGTGATTGTTCCAGTGCTTGGTTGAAAGCTAAATTTAGTCGAACTGGTATTTGCTGCTGTGACTGTTCCACTGGTTGCTGTGGTGATCAACGGATAATGAGTAGTCGCTGATGCTGTTTGATCAGTTAACGATAAACTTCCGCTAGCCCAACTTAGCGTACCAGAGGAGTTAGTTGATAAGAACTGGCCGGTAGATCCGTCGGCAGCGGGCAAAGTCCAGGTAATATTTGAACTGACAGTTGCCGGAGCTTGGAAGGCTACCCAGTTTGAACTGTCAGAGTCTGCAAATCTTAAATCCGCCTGTGCCTGTAGTTGCGCATTGGCGGTTATCATTAGCATACCAGTTCCGGCAGGACTTAGCGTAATATTTTGATCGTCTGCGGCGGTAACCACAGCTGTCGGAGCTATGTTAAGTGCTCCTACGCTAGGTGATCCTGTTAGTCCGCCTGATACTTTTCTTGCCATGATCTCGTCCTTTTATTAAGCCGTACTTGTTTCGATACCGTAGACCACAGCATTTACGCTCGTAGCACTGGATCTAACTACCAGCAATTTACCTGCATCTATTACAACACCAGTACGTTCTAGAACACCTTTTGCTGATAATGATGTATCAAATTCAAGATATTCGTCTCCTCCTGGTGTTGCAGTATCGCACACCGCGAGTTGAACGGTACATGATGATGCGCCGCGATTGCATACGCTAACTGTTACTACTGCAAATGTATCAACAGGCACGGTATACAATGTTGTATTTGTTGCTGCTGCTAGATCTGCTGATCCTAATCTTCCTGTTGCCATAATTTATTTCTCCGTTGTATTTAGTTTAAAAAGAAGTTGAATGCTAAAGGTATTCCAGTGACTCCGCCTCGGAAATCAAAGGTTGCATTCATAGTAATTGGTGTTCCGGTAACCGTGGTTATCACATTGCTGCTGATAAACACAGAACCAGCAGTTACTGAGTTAACGTTTAGTGAGGCGCCGCCACCACCAATTTGGCTTGCAATAAATGCTTTGATTGCTCGCTGTGTTGGTACAATATTATCACTATCAGCTGTAAAGAACGGGTCTGTTGAAAATTCAGTAACTGTTGCAGATCCCCCACCAAGTGTAACATTACCCAAGTTCAGTTCTTGTAGTCCACTGATGTTAAATGCATCAGCATTTAAAGTAGCAATACCAGTTGACTGTTCAATAGCGAACAAATCACCAACTCGGAAATTACCGTCTTGGTCTGTGGCTGTAAAGAACACCCGTCCACCGTTGCTGTCCACCGTTTCGTTAGCAGGAATTGGATCCTGTAAAGGAGTACCTGGGTAATTTGATTCTACAAAACTGCCTGTACCAATGTCTAAGAAATCGTGTCCAGTTAATCGAACCTGACTATAACGCAATCTTAGTGTAGCAGCATCTAAATGATTTGGCGCTTCTGAAATTGCTAATTGCGGACTGACCTGTAAGAAACCAGTGTACGATCCGTCAAGACTGCCACGGAACGTGATTACATTAACCAGTTTAAATGTGCGACCGGGCAAATTGCCGAATACAACGTTTGAACCAGGAACTGGTCTAGATTCCAGTCTACGGCATGCAATAAACGACCCAGTTTGGAAATTATCTGCAAATCCGTCTCCTCTGAGAATCTCTGCAGAAGCTGTTTCATACTGTATGCCACGATTAGTAAAGGTCGGATTGGCTAATACACCGTCGCCTGTTCTAACTGTAAACGGTGCTTCAAAAGTATTATTAGGGTCAGTAATGGTCATTGTCGGAGCTGACGCATAACTAGAACCGGGTTCTAATATTCTAACCGCAAATATTTTTCCGTTGGCCACTGATGCTCTTGCTCGAGTAGTTGCGCCTGCTGTGATTACGCTGGCATTAGTTGCTCCGGTATTACTGATAGTAATAAATTTTCCAGTTCTATTAACATTACCAAACGCAACTCCTGAACTGTCACTGGTGCTAATAGTTCTTGAAGTCCATACAACTCCGTCTGGGCTGCTTGCCGCAGTTGTTGATGCACCTACTGCTAGGAATGTTCCTTGGCCGTATGCGATAGACAGATATGCTGCGCTGGTAATAGTACTAGCTGTCCAGTCAACACCGTTCAAGCTGTAGGCTGCTGCTGTGCCGCTGGTGCTGGATACTGCAACAAAACGGTTATTACCAAATGCCACACTCGACCAGTTTGTGCTGGAAGGTAATGTTCTTGAACCCCATGTTAGTCCGCCATCTGTTGAACTAGCGGCTTGTGTGCCACCACTAGCTACAGCAACAAACTTTCCACCACCATACGCAACACTGGTCCAAGTTGTGCTTGCTGGTAATCCGCCACCGGATGCCCATGTTTGACCGCCGTCTGTGGAATATGCATTTGCAGTACCTCCCGAAGCCACGGCCACCCAACGTCCGTTGCCGTAGGCAACGCTGACCCATGTAGTCGAACTTGGAAGATTTCCTCCGCTACCCCATGTAATTCCGCCGTTGGTTGAACGTATGGTACTATTAGATCCTGTGGCAATCGCTACCATTACAGAATTAACCGCTACTACTGTACCAGATCCTGATGTAGGACCTGTAGCAATAAATGTTTGTCCGACAAAATTACTTTCTGCTCCTACTGCGCTAAACAATGAATCGCCTAGTGAAACAACTTTATACGCAGTATTTGCCACTAGTGCAGAAGCTGCAATCGCTGTTAGATCTTGACCGGCTGCTAATGCAGTCCAGTTTCGACTGACTGGTAATGTCTGTGTGCTCCAGGTGCCGCCGATAGAAGTTACTGCGGTGCTAGCTCCTGACAATAGTGCAACATAATTTCCGCCTTGGCCTACGCCTACATGATCGACTGCTGTAACTGCTCCATTCACAGAATTAATCGAAGTTATTGTCAGTGTTATATCGTTGGTTGTGCTGGCGCCGCCTAGACTTGTGCCTGCAATAGTAAGAACGCCTAATCTTGTATATCCAGTTCCGCCTGCGGCTACTGTGATAATATATTTGGTACCTTTCTTGATTACATTAAACGTAGCTCCTGCACCGCTACCACCAGTAGTGGCCACTGCAAGGTACGTTTGCACAGCAGATGCATATCCGATTGCGGTATAGTTGCCTGCGGTTGGTAATCCGGTGCCTGCGGCAGATGCATATGTAGGAGCAGTAAATGTTAATCTTGGCTCAACAGTATATGTTGAACTTGCATCAGGACTAACAATCGCAGTGCCTGCTACAAAATGATCCCATCCTGCAGATCCTGTAGATTCTTGAACTACTCCTGCAAGTTTTGTACCAGAATTATATGTAGTAATAATAGCAAATTGTCCAACACCTGCTCCACCTGTGATTACCACTTTCATACCAATGTAAGCAGTGCTGGTTTCTGAATCAGTGGCTGCTAGAGTAATCGACGATGCGCCGCCACCTTGAGCTGTGTTAGAATTTGTAACATATCCCTGTCCACCAAATTCGCCATCGCTACCGTCTGCTGCTAATTGTAGCAATCTAACTTGGTAAACAGCATCGTCTCGAATTTCGTTGGCTTCGGCAGCAGCGTTTATACCACCACCTGTGAGAGTAAATTCTGCTTCAGTATAATCAACACCAGCATTTTCAAATTCTAGTCCGAGGAACCCAGCGCCGTCTGTGGTCACATTACCCACTGTGGCTACGAATTGGAATTTGTTATCTACTACTCCGGTGTTAGGAGTTTCAGTTGAGTCAAATCCTTCTGCAACAGAACCAAAATCTCCGTATGAGTTGTTGCCGTTGGTACCACGGATACGTCCACCTTCTGTGGACAGATACCCAATATGTGAGTAATATGTGAACACAGAAACAAGTTCTGCACGTCCATTATTTGCTACCCATGCACCGATACCATCACTGATGACCTGTGTAAAGTCGTTGGACACCATCGAGTCGTTGCCGCCATTGTGCAGTGCGCCATCGATCTTCTGTCCGATGGCTCCATTACCGAATGTAGTCAATCCTTGGATGTAAGGAGAACGAGTAATAATCCATGTACGGAAATCGTCTGGACCCCAGCCTGGATCTAAACTTGCATATGCACCTGCACTTACTCTACTTGTACCGTATTCATTTGGAGGTAATAAATCTCCGTTTAGATCAGCCAATGTTTGATCACGTAATCCGCAACCATCGCGTAGATAATACATGTCCTCTTCTTGACTTCCTAATACAGCATTTGCATAGTAGCGAGCTACATATCGTGATTTATAATTTGAAGTATATTTTAAATCCCACTTGAGTGCATCAATGTATGTGCCAACATCACGTAAGCACGAGGCTTGATTATAAACTAAATCAACGGACATTGAACCTGATGCAGTTGACAGCGTAAATGCTGCTCCAGTTCTAGTTGCAGAAATTTTAAATGTTGTTGCGTCAACAATACTCTGTACATAGTATGTTGTTCCAGAAACAATTCCGCCAAATGTAGTACCGGTGAATTTAATCGATACACCACGACGCAACCAGCTAGTATCACTAATTGTGATAAGATTGGTTGTCGCTGCGGTATTAGTAGCAGTGTCGCTAAACGTGTCGGCAATGTAAGCACTGATCTCGGCTGCGATAAATGCTCGATTTCTTTCTAGTTGTAAAATTGCATAATCTCTATTACGTAAATCTGTTGAGCAAACATCTCCTTCATTAGTTGCACCGTAAAGGATGTTGTTGATTAACGCCATCAGTACGTTGATTCTTGCGATTGCAGAAGCATTTCCGCCAACGTTTGCAATGGCCAGTGTGCGAGCATACTCTAATGCTGCAATAGTAACTGTTTTTTGTCCCAATGTGTATACATCGCTGGCATTGGGTCTCAAGTATGAGTGTGCTGCTTTTAAAGATTGGTAGTTGGTAAAAAATTGATTGCTAGCAAGGTTGCCTAACATGAAGTCATAACCAACAGCTTTTAAAATAGTACCTATGTCTCTAGAACACTTGGCAGTATCGTAGACTAATGTTGGATAGGTAGCGTTAATATAAGATATTGTGCTTGATCGAATAGTTGAGGCCGCAGCATTTAAAGTCGAATATGCTGAAATCAATGCTGTAGTAGAACTTACGCCGTCGGTTGTTGCAGGATCAGTTAACGTTACGGTTGTTCCTACAGCTCCGGGTCCAGTGTCTATGATTTCTATGATAGCGTCTACATTATTACCGATCAATGTTGATGCACCTGCACTACCGGCCGTATCGGTATACAAAGGTATTGTATTTTGTAAAGGAGTGAAAGATGCTGCTGTGGCCACAGACTGCATTCTTGATTTTAAGAAAGCGATGGTGCCTAGTGTAGCAGATTTAATTGATGCCGGAATCAGTGCTGCTGCCACTGTGCTGTCAGCATTGTCCCCATCAAAATATGCTAGGCCGGCAGATACGCTTTGAGCGTTACCACCATAGGTTAAATCATAAATTACTGCATCAATTATATAGCCTGCATCTCTACGAGTCTTTGTTCTAGAATAGTGTGTATCTGCTTTGATAGTTGTAGAGCCAACTGTTTGAATGGTGTTTACTCGATATGTTCCAGCACCACCAGTGGTACCTGAAAGCTGCTCATCGATTACAGTACCGGTAACAACGTTTTGTCCTCTGATTACTGAGTTAACAGTTACAACTCCACTGACCACAGATGTTACGGTTAATATATCTACACTAATAGATCCAACTACTTCTAGTTGACTATAAGTGGTATTAATATAGCTAACAACTTCTTCTTGAAGGAATCGTTTGTTTTCTTTGATTAATTTTCTTGCATCGCCGTAGCCAGCTAAGTATCCAACATTATAACCCACAGGATCTGTAAGTGTTGCAACATGCATAGTGCTTAAACGGTGATCAGCCTGCTGTTTCATCACCTCAACTAGACCAGTAACCGCTGTTACTTCAGCACTGTCAGCAAATGGCCATTCTTGGCTTTGTGTTTCAATATTTCCAGTAGTTACAGTTGCTGGCGCACCAGTAATAACATCTTCAACGATCGAACTAAAGTGATCAAACGTATCGATGGTATAATAACTATCTGAAATATCAACTAGACTGCCAGCTGGTCCTGCGTTGGTTGAACGTAATTCATCACCTTGTATACAGGTGTACGCCGGTACAACGATTGGCAGAGTTTCACGATATCTACCTGTGGCTACGCTGACCAATGTAAACGGAACATACCTTGCTGGAATAGTTGGTAGCGCCCCAGTTTGAGTAGGATTTGCTAGAGCGTCTGTAATAATAGTTACAAGCCCTGTGATATCTGTCATTGCTGTTGGTTCAGCAACTACGTCAGTATTAACATATTGTTCAGCGATTGTTACGGAATCATCTGTAACATTTTGATAAAGTACTGTCGGTGCTTGATTGTCTAGTACTGCTTCAACAACTGTTAGCATATAGTTGTAGGCTGCGATTCCTTGTTCTCTCTCAGATGACAGTGTAGCATATGGAGCATCTTCTTCTTCTGTTGAGAACGGACCTTCACTCAATATTCCTAAGAGAGACTGAGCCGCTGCTCGAATCTTTAGATTGCCGCCGTGTCCGATATCCCACTGTAGACGATCAACAACAAATCCAACGTCTCGTTCACATTTGTATTCATCAAAATCAAAATTTTCCCAAATACTGCCTATAGTAGCATTGTCTACTTGATAGTCGATCCAACTAGATACTTCACGTTGGATGAAAACACGATTTAACTCTAATAAATGTTGTGCGTTAGGATTGCGTGGGCCTTTTTCAACCTGCTCGCAGGCATAACGAATTGTCTTAAATGGTTTGTCTAAGCTCTTACCTTGTATTGGCGCAGGAGCATCAACTCCATGAGGAGCAACATAATAGACTTGATCTGTGGCTCCTAGTGTTACCCACTCAGGATCGTCTGCTCCTGCACGTAGAACTTGACCTTCAAGTCCAATAGGCAATCTTGTTGGGCCCGAACCACCGTAGTAAACTAGGTCTCCACGTGTGGTTAATATAGATGTTTCTGTACCGATAGATAATGGATTCCAATATACACCTGCGGTATCTTGATCAGGTCTACTATTAGCCTGACCGCCGCCTGCTGCACCTACAGTAGAACCGTCGTCTGCCTCGGATCTATGTGCCAAGACACAGATATAAGCGTTTGAACCAAATCGAACTGCGTCGCCAATACGATATTCTGTGTCGTCGGACCAATTACCTTGCCAGCTAATACCAGCATTTAATCTAGACCAGTATGCAGAATTTGGAGGTTCTGCCGACACTGTGGCAGTCATCGTGCCAGCTGCATCTGCTGTGATATTAAATGTCGTACCGCCTGAGGTTGTGCTGACTGTGATGTTGCCTGCTGCCACAGTTTTTACATAATATCTAGCTGTGGTAAACACATTGCCAAATGTTGTGCCAGTGAATCTCACTGTCATGCCTACTGCTATACCTGTAGTTGAGGCTATGGTAAATGTATCACTGCTGGCAGTTACTGCAGTAACAGTGTAGGTTGCTGCATCAGAATCAGCTGTTGCCAAATAAGAATGGCCGCCATATCTAACAACTTCACCAATTTTATATGAGGTGGTATTAATCCAATCAGACTGAAATGAAATTCCTTCTTGGAAAAGATCCCAATTAGTTGTGCTGGTGCTCGGTACTGCATTAAAGTGATTGGTTTTTGCAATGTATTGATTACCGCCGTATCGAACCACATCACCGGGTTGATAAGTTGTTCCTGAATTCCACGCATTTTCAAATTCAAGACCTTCAACAAACTGGCTCCAATAAGAAGCAGCATCTGTAGTAAAGCTGGCTGTTGACTCATGTTTAGCTGTACAAATCCATAGCCCTGCGCCTTGTTTAACAATGTCATTAACTTTATAAATTACAGAACTACCGCTCCATGCGCCTTTGTATTCTAGGCCTTGGTTAAATTCATCCCATTTAGCTTGATCAGCTTCTAATCCTAGAGTAGTTGTAGCTGCGGATGTATGGGCAGTATTACATACATAGGTATAGCCGCCGTATTTGATTAGATCGTTTACTTTATATCGAGTGTTTACAGTCCAAGCCGATTTCCAATCAATGCTTTCAGCAAATACATCCCACTTGGCTTGATCATTTTCTAATCCTGAAGCGGCTGTGGCTGCAGAAGTGTGTGGATCATTACAGATATACACAACTCCGCCGTATTTTACCACATCATTTTGTTTATAAAAAGTACCGGTAGTCCAATCTCCGCGCCATTCTTGGCCGTCGGTTAGTTGATTCCACTTAGTTGGGGAATAATCAAGATCGGTATAAAAATCTGCAGCCGATGTATGCCCTACTTGACAAATGTATGTCTTTCCGCCATTTCTAACTACGTCATCAACATAGTAGACGGTGCCATTAAGCCATTCGTCTTTCCATACAAATCTGATTCTACCTAATTTAAATTCTGCCATTTTCTACTCCGTATTATATATTTATTCCGTTAATTTTTAGAACGACTTGTAAAACATAGTCTGTGCTAATATACTACCGCTCACGCCTGCATCTGTTCCGACGAAATCGGCTCTCACAGGTACAATATTCTTTATGCTTGCTACGTTGCCAATTCTACTTGGTCCAACTAACACAGTGCCCGCAATAAAACTTCCAACAGCGATTTCTGATCCACCAATACTCAATCTTCCTGCTAGATATGCACGAATAGCTCTCTGTGTTGGCACAATATTGTTGGAATCTTCTGTAAACAACGGATCAGTTGAGAACTCCCTAACCACTGCTCCAGTTCCGCCTACTCTAATACCGCCTAATCGCAATTCTGTTAATCCGCTAAAGTCAAAGAAGTCGGCGGAAATTGTTACTGTACCTGTGGCCTGTTCAACTGCAAACAACTCACCAGTCCTAAAATTACCGCTTTGATCAGTACTTGTGTAAAACACACGACCGCCATCTTCTTCAACGATTTCATTTTCTGGTGCTGGTGTATAAAATCCTGAATATAATTCTGGATAATTTGTTTCTTCAAAATTCCCTGTGCCGATATCTAAGAAATCATGTCCTGTAATACGGCATTGACTAAATTTAGTTCTGATTGTTATCGGTGTAAGGTGCTGTAAGTCATCTCTTACTCGAAGTTCTGGACTGATTCTGACCAAAGCTGCTAGTCCTCGATCTGTTTGTCCAATAGGAGTAACTGATACCAATGTGTATATTGATGCCAACCCCTGGATGCTAAGTTGTGCTCCCGGTCCTGGGTATGTGTCTAAGTCGTTGATTACTATGAATTTTCCAGACGGTGTTACATCAGCAAATCCGTTTCCTGTTATAGTAATGCGTGTGGAATTTGTACGATACCCTAGGCCTCGATTAATCCATGTTGGATTAGTCAATACACCATCTGCTGTTCTACTTTGAACTAGAACATCTGATGTATTATTTGGATCTACTAGAGTAACAGTTGGCCCCTGTGTATAACCGGAACCCGGATCCCATAACTTGATTTCAGATATCTGACCAGCTACTACTGAAACCCTACCTAATGCTCTTGCGCCAGTTTGTACCTTATTGAACTTATCAGACCCGGTAGGAATAGCTACCCAAGTAGGTGTACGTTTTCCAATTGACGAATCTCTAGCAGATATATAAGGATTTCCAAATGCTACTGACACCCAAGATTCTTCAGATGCCAGTGTTCTCGGAGTCCATACTATTCCGTCGAATGACGTAGCTGCAAATGTAGTTGGTCCTAGGGTTTCGTCTGCACTTACTGTTCTAGAACCAGTATCGCCTACTGCAAAGAAAACACCCTGAGCATATCTTATTTTTTTCCAATTGTGTGCAGAAGAACCGTCTTGTGTTGGCAGTGTTGCCAAGTACCACAGTGTTCCATCAAAACTGTAGGCTACTTCACCTGTGTTTGACAGTGCAACGAATCGATTATTACCGTAAGCAATGCTCTGCCATGATCTATTTGTTGAGTCTGCAATAACGTCTAGAACTCTACCAGTCCATGCAATAGTATTTGTTCCGCTGTCATATATACCTGTAGCTACAAAATTTCCACTATTTGACAGTGCTACAAAAGTTTCTCGACCGTAGGCAATATCTACCCATTCATTAAATGTTGAATCTCCGATATCTGGCAGAGTAGTCGAGGTCCAAGTTGTGCCGTCGGCGCTGATTGCGCCGGCATCAAGATTACCTGCAACTGCTACAAATATTCCACCACCATATACAACAGAATTCCAAGCTCTCGAGGATGGCATGGATCTCGTAGTCCAATCTATTCCGTCTAAAGAACTGGCTGCTACTGCGCTGTTTGTGCGAATAGCTACAAATCTATTATTTCCGCCTGCTATACATTTCCAATCGCCAGAAGTTGGCATGTTAAATGCGGTCCAGTCAGCTCCGTTTGAGCTGTATAGTGCTGCACTGCCGCCCGAAGATATAGCAACAAATCTACCACTAGCAGCTTCGTTGTCCTCGCCTGTACCGTATGTTTTTTGTTCTGCTGACACTATCGAGTTAGTACTATCGTCGCTGACCGAAGTAACTAAAATTGTTAAATCATTTAATGGAGTCTCTCCTCCAAGCTCGTCGCCTGGAATTATTAATTCTTGACCAAATTCATATCCAGCTCCGCCATCTACTATAGAAATCGTATAATTTCTACCTGTTTTTATAACATTAAAGACTGCATCTTCGGGTACTAATCCGTCGTCTTCTACAACTGTTCCTGTTCCCGATCCTCCGGTGAGATTTGTATATGTTTCGGTAGTATCGCTGTAGGCAATATCTGTCCAAGTTGTATTTGTCGGAACTGTGATTTCTGTAGCGGTATAGACTGGGGCTTCAAAAATAACTCTTGGTTCAATTCTATAAGTAGTGCCTGTGGTTAGTGGATTAGTTGATGGTTTTCCTGGTACAACATGATCCCAACCAGGCTGATTATCCGATTCTCTGGCTACTTGTATTACTTTAGTAACATTATTATAAGCTGTAATATAGGCATATTGTCCAGTACCAGGTCCGCTGGTTAATACTATACGCATGCCTAGATAATTTTCTTCTTCGTTAGGATCGTTAGTGGCAATGGTAATTGATGTAAGATTGCCAGTTTGCGCATTGTTTTGAATAACTGTATAGCCACCACCGCCGATACTTTGTGTTATCGTTGTGCTAGCATCTAATCTTCTAGCTTCAAATACTGCATCGTCTCGAAAATCTTCAAACAACACTTGTGCATCAACACCTGCACCAATAAATGCAGCAGTTGCCGAAGAGTAATCCTGTCCAGCATTGGTCCATTCTAAAATTTGGATTTCGTCAACGAAATCGCCCGCAAATGCATTGGCAACAATTGCCTGCTGTGCTCGAGTATAACTTACTGCGGTCTGAGGAACTTCTGTAAGATCAACTCCATCTGCAATCGCACCGTATCTACCATACGAGTTGTTGCCGTTGGTTGCACGAATTACACCACCCGCTTGTGCTAGATAACCAATGTGAGCATAGTAGGTAAACACAGAAACAAGCTCTGCGCGGCCGTTGTCTTTAACCCAGGCACCAATACCATCACTGATGACCTGTGTAAAATCGTTGGAAACGATTGATTTGTTTCCGCCATTGTGCAATAATCCGTCAATCTTTTGTCCGGTACATCCTGTACCAAACGTGGTTACACCTTGAATATAAGGAGATCTGTTAATGATCCATGTACGATTATCATTTGGTCCCCAACCCGGGTCTAATGAAACAAATGACCCGCCTGTGGGCAATCTAAAAATATCTGCAACGTTTGGAGGATTAAGTGATCCCAACAGCCCTGTCAATGTGCAATTTCTTACACCGGTTGCATCTCGGCAATAGAACATGTCTTCACCGCTGGATCCTAAAACGGCATTCTTGTAGTATCGTGCTGCTAATAAAGATTTATAATTTCCAGTATAGATAATATCATATTTCCAAGCATCTATATACCTACGAACATCTCTTTTACATAACTCGCTGTCAAAATTGTATAATGGAAATGTTGCCTGCATATATGCGACCGCTTCAGCAGCTATAAATTCCTTATTTGCTTCTAGTACTAATACAGTATTAGTATAAGCTGTGCTGGTAATAGCTGTGTTAGTTCCTACTAATGTAGGATTTGAGCCTGTGGAATTTACATAAAAATTAATATAAGCTATAATATTAGAAATTTTAGTTTGAATTGCTGCGGCTGCTGCCGAACTAGTGGTCAGCGTTTGTGTCACACTTGTAGTTGATTCGTAAATTTCTTCAAAAGTCAACAAGTCAAATTGCGGTGGAGAAAAAGAAACATTTGTGGTTATTGTCTCTGTGAGCACCACAGGGTTTAGAGCGTTTCCTGCAGACTTTGGCGGACTGATAGCAGTGCCTGCTATAACCGCTTGAATTATTCCCGATATTCTATTCAATACTGCGATGGTATATGTGCTGTCCAATGCCAGTGCTGGTATAGCTCCAGCTGCTGAGATCACAGTGGTTCTTAATTCGGTTCCTAATACCACAGTTCTTGCAGGAACAATGATAGGTAATATTTCTTCGTATTTGCCGGCTCCGACATGTACAGTAGTAGTTCCGCTGAAACCGTCATCCATTTGCTCGCAGGCAAATCTCACAGTGCGCCATGGCTTGTAAGGGCTTATTCCGCGTTGGGGATCTGTTGTGTCATCAACTCCGTCAAGCTCAACCCACACCATTCTATTTGTTTCACCGTGATTTCTATAGATGATAGAATTTTCAGAGTCGATCGATAATAATTGGCCTGGTTCCTCACTTAGATCCACCGCTGCTAGACCAAATGTGCTACCGTCTCCGGTTAGAGTTCTACTTAGATCGTAGGTTAATAAATCTCCTCGTTTGCTGAGTCCTGATTCTGATCCTGCCTGTAAAATTAGATCCCAGAAGAAATATCCAGACCCGTTGTCTCCCGGATAGTTGTCGATATCAGAGTCATGTTCTTGATTGCAGACATAGGTGCTACCAAGGTAGATTACTAGGTCGTTTGGAGAATACCGTTGATCTTCTTGCCAAAAGTTTCTCCAGTTTTGCCCTATAGTTAATAATTCCCAGTTCGTGCTGTCTAGATAATCTAAACTGCTGCCATCGTCGGTGGTGTCCAATAACGCAACATATGTATTACCACCTCGACGAACTACATCACCAGTTTTATATAAAGAATCTGCAGACCACTCACCTCGGAAATTTATTCCTTTAGCAGCTATTTGCCAATCTACTGGGTCTACACGATCTATTAATTGATATTGACTGTTGCTAGGATTGCTTCCGTAATTATTGGTTAGACTGTAGTATAGCCAACCACCGTGTTTAACTAGGTCGCCAATTTGATATACTGTTGTATTATTCCATTCGTCACTGTATTGAAATCCAGGAAACTCAATTTCCCAATATTCTTCTTGATTAAAATTTAATGTAGAATCTGTACCAGGAGTGTGTCCCTGCTTGCAGCGAAATACAGTTCCACCAAATTTTACAAGATCGTTGACTCGATATCTGATTCCGGTTGCCCATGGGCCTCGATATTCTACGCCTTGGAAAAATATCTGCCATTTTGATTGGTCTTGTTCTAGTCCGTTAGCTGTGCTAGCAGAAGTATGGCCAACTATGCATCTGTAAACTATACCATTATATCGTATCACATCACCGATGCCGTATCTTGTGGCTGCTGTCCAATCTTGTTTAAATGCATCCCCGACACTATATATGGTCCAGTTTATTAGACCATCATCAAAAATACTAGTTGATGTATAGCTAGTTGCGCATAGATATAAATTTCCACCGTTAATTACAATATCGCCTAATTTATAAAGTGTAGACGGTTGCCATTCATTGCGGAAAGCATACCCGTCGGTCATTTTAATCCATGCTGGTGTCGGATCAGTGTCGCCTGCGTTTGCTAGATATGATTGATCGGCATTAAAAGTTGAAGCAGTGTGTTGTCTAACACATATCCAACTCGATCCGCCGTAGTTGACTACGTCATCTCGATTGTATGCCGTAGTAGTTGTCCACGAATTTCTCCATGTATATCTAATTCTACTGATCTTAAATTCTGCCATAATTTATTCCGTTAACTTGATGTACCTGTAGGATATGCATATCCTTGATTTATTCTTTGTGTTAATCGACCTTCTGAATCGATATAATATAAAATATTTCTATTGTCCCAACGATATTGTGTCCATACTAAATTTTCGTATTCCACTTCATGATCCTCACGGGTACCGTCAAAATAATCAATACCTGGCTCAAAATCTTCAAAGTTTTCTGCTGGATCTCCAGGAATATTTAACTCTACAGAATCTTTGTCTTTTAATTGATCGCTGCGTAATAAAAATAGTTCGCCGTCTTCGTTTCGTCGTAAAGCATACCAGTATCTAGGACTATCTCCTAGTGCTTCATCAGGACTGGTTCCTAAATAATATGTACTTGGCATCTCAGCTCCTTATGATATCTCAACATAACTAATCGTGGCATCGATACTGTCGGCAGTATCGCAGACCAATCTTAGTCCGGTATTTTCAGGGAGAATTAATTTTTCTCCCTGAGTAATTACTTTTACACTGGTATTAGGCGGAATCGTCAATCCTCGTACATAATGTGCTACTGTGGAGTCAGCACCTACTACATAAAGATCAGCCACCACAGTATCATAATCTGTGATGTTGGATAAATTACAACCAATTACTGTGGCTCTTACTCCTGCACCAATTGCTAATACTGCGGTAGGAACAATTCCTACCTCTGTTACTAATGAATGTTTAAATACGGTTGGCATAATATTATCCTAACATTAGAGCAAATGATGCTGCGATATCATTAGCTTGAATTTCTGAAACTGCACCAGATGCACCTGCTGGACTGGCCCATGCAGAACCGTCCCATACTTCGAGAGCTTTTGATGTCGTGTTGTATCTAGTCATACCAATTACAGCATACGCTGTTGGTCGCTCACCATCACTGCCTCGAGGAGGAACAAATCCGTTGGTTCCTTGTATCTTGAAATATCCGGTTCCGGATTGCACTATTTGAGTGATAGCATTTGAAGAAACGTTGGTAATAACATTATCTACGATTCTAAAATTACCTAATCTAACGCCGCCGGCACCGTTGCCGTCAATATATAGATCCGATCCAGTAGTTGTGGTAATTTCATTGTCTCTAAACATTAAATTACCAACATCTAGCATTGGAAGATTTAGCGCATCTGTGTAAAAATTGTTTACATACACTGCTCGCCATCTAAAAGCAACAGATCCTAGATCATAGATATTATCAGTTTCTGGGATTAGATCGCTGCGTATACTAGCATTGATTACTATGTTATCTGTAAGTGCATCACCAATCGTGATGTTTCCGCCGATAGTTACGTTTCCAGTAGCATTGATGTTGCCATTTACATCTAAATTTCCAGTGATGTTGGTGTTAGCTACTATATTAACTGTACCAGTGCCGTTGGGTCTCAGCTCAATTGCTGAGTTAGATACAGTTGTGGATATAGTGTTGCCGGATACCTGGAGATCGTCAATTTGCAATCTTGAGTGATATATTGTAGGTTCGCCGGCAGCGGCTTGGAATATGATAGTTGCAGAATCACTGCTGATAGTGTTGCCAGTGATTCGTATGTCGCCAACATTTAACTCATTGTCGACTACTGCTGTGGTAGTCCTGGTGGTTCCGTTGACATCTAAATCGGTAGTAGGGGCGGTTTTATTAATGCCAATACGAGCATTGACGACGTCAAGATAGAGTAAGTCGGTCTCAAAGGCTAGATCTACACCATCTCTGACAAGATTGGCCTTTAAGAGCGGACCTGAAATACGACCAATAGCCATGCGCTCTCCTAAATACCCGGTGTTTCACCGTTAACCAAATTTACATCCCGAAGGCTCTATGCTGGTTTACCACAGGTTGATATCGTGTAATTTTGGTCAAACTACACAGTAATAGTATTTAGTCAGATTGGATTATTACCCGAGGATGAGGCTGTAAACGTTGCCTAAATCTTCCATGATTGGTGTAGTAACTTCTTCACCGCCGCCGGTTGATACTACCCAAACAGTACCATCGAAACATTCTAGATATGCTTGTTCAGTGCTCCATCTAGTTTCACCTAGTTCAGGACTTGCTCTTCGGTCGTCATCAGTTCCAGATGGAATTACTATTGCATTAGTGTCCATGAATCTAGTATATCCGATTCCTGTGCTGGCGAAAGTAATAGGTGTGTTATTGAGATTGGTAATTTCGTCTGCTTGAAATTTTAATCTTTCTATGTAAGTTATACCGGTGTCGGGATTTAACAGCACATCCTCGTTGGATTGCTGTGCTGAAATTTTATTAGCTACTCCGTCTAGTTTTAATTGCTGACTTATCAACACCGATTGCGGTCTTAGGCCGCTTCCAGGCCACGCTCCGGTACTGATATTTGTCCAGTCTGGAGCATGTGCTTCGCTCCATCTTTTTAGAGCAGTACCAAAATCATAGGTGTTGTCTGCGCCGGGTATTATAGATTGTGTAAAATCAGGAACGATTGTAACAGTATCCAAGGGTTGGTCGCCCACTGTAACAGTTCCTGCAGATTGTAGGTTTCCACTGACCAGCACATTTCCAGATATTCCAAGATTCCCAGTTATGTTGGTATTTGCAAATATCTGTACGGTCCCGGATCCGTTTGGATCTAAGATTATATTTTGATCGGTAAATGAACCTATGTAATTGTCGTTAAATTCCAAAGCTGACGTAGTTAGCTTGTCATGGAACATCACTGGATCAATGCCGTAGGGTCTAATGTGTAATGCCCCTACAGATGTTGTTATAGTTTTTGGCGCAGTAAAAATAACATTATCTATAGCTGCTTGGGATGTTGCTTGGAGATTGGTGGTTTTTAGATCAGTACCAACGTCTAGATCGTAAACTGGAGGGTTGGCATTGATACCAACACGCATGTTATTAACATCTAGATACAGTATGTCTGCGTCTGCAGATCCGTTTCTAAATGTTAGATCTACTCCCTGTCTTAATAAATCTTCAGAGAGAAGTTTACCACTTATCCTACCTAATGCACTTACAAAATCTAACGGGTCAGCCATGTTGCCTCCTTAGTGCATTAGTTTGCAAATCCAAAATATATGGTAATGTATTTTCCTAAAGGCACAGGACTTGTGAATGTAATATTTGTATTACTGCTGGTAAGTGAGTAGTTTGTTGTAGAGATTTGCATGACATTTTCTACAAGAACTATGATGTTGTCTGCAGAACTAGGAGTCAGAGTCAATGTTCCAAATGTAACAGCGGTACCATCTCCCGGTCCTAGAGTTTGTTTGGTTATAGAGCTTGCACCTGGTGCCCTAACAACTTCCCATGCTCCGCCTACATAGGCTTCTATTGAACTAGTGGATGTATTGTATCTAATAGTACCGTTGGCATCTGTAGGTTGTCTAACGCTAGAAAGTTGTGGGCGCTCGGCAGTAGTTCCTTTAGGCAACATCATTCCGCCCGTGGCATTAATCACTACTCTGTTGCCAGGACCGTTGCCATTGGGATACGAAATCAACGATCTATCGTTGATGCTGAACTTTGAAATATTTTTAGTTTTTAAAAATTTCATACCGGCAATGAACTCACTGTGATTGCTAATGCGCTAGCGGTACTAGTACCGACCCAAATTTCATCTCCGGAATCTAAAACAAACCGCTCTTCTGAAAAGAATACTGTTTCACCTGCTGGAACTGCAAGGCTGCTGACTACTATATTGCTAGTTCCGTAGCTGTCGCCGT